TGACTGCGGTTAACTAATCTGTTATTGTAAGTGTGAGGTGAATGAATATGCCAAATTTTATCAGTACAACTCTGACAATATTTCAGTTGATAATATCTTTCGGAACAGTATGTACTTTGCTATACACAGTAGTGAAATATACGCAGAAACCGCAGGACATCCAAAACGAGAGAATCCTTGCACTTGAGAAGTGGCGTGACGCAATGGATGCCAAAATGATGGATACATGCACGCACTTGTCAAGTCTTGATGAAGGAACTAAAATCACGCAACAGGCTATCCTTGCATTGATGGGCCATGCGATAAACGGAGAGGATGTTGAGGAGCTGAAAAAAGCCAGACAGACACTTTATGATTATCTCACAAACGGATGAGGAGGTTGGCCATGAGCAATAAGACTTTTGATTTTTTGAAATGGGTGGCACAGATATTGCTACCAGCGCTTGGCACTTTGTATTTTGCACTTGCAGGAATATGGGGTTTGCCATTTGCAGAGGAGATTGTGGGAACGATAGTTGCACTTGACACGTTCCTTGGGGCATTGCTTGGAATCAGTACATCGATATATAAGAGGCGAGGCTATGAATAAAGACGTACCATTTATCATATACGAGGGGACAATGTCAAGGTTCGAGCGAACTGTGAAGCGATTGTGGATGACAACAATCCTGCTGATTGTTTTCCTTGTAGGAACTAACATTGCGTGGTTGATGTACGAGAGTCAGTATGAAGAATCCACAACAACAACGCAACGAGTGATGCAGTCATCGGATGGTAAAATGGCAAGCAATGTATTTGTAGGTGGAGATTATGGCGAGGGCAAGACAGACAGTAATTACAACAACAACGACTAAGCGTGTGCGCAAAGTCGGAGGTAATACAGGATACCACACCTGTCCGCATTGCAATGGCTCTGGCAGAGTGCGAAATGTAGGTAGACCAAGAAAATGATGGAGTACAGCAATTCGGAAATTTGCAGAGTAATAGATGAGTATATCCACTCAGAGCGTGACAGGTGTTTGTTGAAGCGTAGACTGATAGATGGGATTTGTTATGAGCCACTGGCTGAGGAATTTTGTCTATCAGTAAGGCAGGTAAAGAGTATCGTGTACAAAGGCCAGAATATGATTTTTAGGAGGATGGAAAATGTCAAACGATAGTAGAATGATATCAAGACATGAAGCAACTGTAGTCCTTTACGAGTTGATAAACTCTGGGATTCTTGATGAAGGCTTAGAGCAGGATTTACAGGAGATTGTGACATGTATCGAGGCAGAGGAAGAACGCAAGATGTTTTTCTGGGGCGCATCGAGTGAAGATGTGTACGAGATGGTAGTTGCAAGGCGAGAAGATTTGTGGACACCAGATGTGGTAGCAAGATGTGAGGAAATCGGAAAGCGTTTAAGTTTTTCGGTTGATGCATAAAAAATACTCTTTTGAAAGAAGGCAGTGTCGGAAGGCACTGTCTTTTTTCTTTTATATGGAAGGAATAAAAAAATATAAAAAATATATTGACAATACTTTGTCGATGTGTTATTTTATACTTGCAAGATAAAAATAACCCATAAGGAGGACAAAATTATGATTATTAAAACATCAACTTTAAAAGTTACAGTAAACAGCATCGAGGAATTAAAGCAGAATACAGAAGCCACCTGTGTAAGCAATGAGCTTGCAAAGAGATTTGGATTTGACGCCAAGGATTGCGAGATGTGGAACGGAAACCTTTTTGTATACAATCAAGCAAAGAACATCGTTTTGGTATATGACTTCTTTACCAAAGAGCGCAAGATGTACGATTTTAACATAGCATAAGGCAGGGGGCGCAAGCCCCCAAATAAAAGGAGGATATAGCATATGAGTATGAAAAAAGAAATAAGAGCATTATTAAAGGGCGAAGGCGGTACTTGTAAGATAAATAATATTTGTTATCTGTCAAGATGGACAAAAGATTATCTGGACAGAGATGTGGATTGTATGAGGCTTGAGTTCAAACAGATAAATGGCATCAATTACAGCAGGAGTGTTGATATCGAATCCAGAGATGTAGATGAGGTTCTTGATATTATTAAGGTTCAGATTGCAAAATTTATGGCATACGCAACAGAGCGCATGATTAGCGATATAAACGCAGGGCGCAGATAAGAATTGCACGAAAGATGCACGCTTACTTCATTGTAGGCGTGCTTTTTTGTTGCTATGATTCTGGCAGGAGGTTGAGGTTATGTTTGTTTATTACAATCCGAATCCTACAGAGCGCATGGTCGGTGATTGCGCAATTCGAGCAATCGCAAAAGCACTTGACATTGACTGGGAACTGGCCTATGGCAAGGTGATTGTCAATGGATTCCGAATGGGTGACATGCCATCTGCAGATGCAGTGTGGGGTTCAGTATTAAGACAAAACGGATTCTATCGAAAGAGCCTACCGAATTATTGTCCAGATTGCTACACTGCAAAGGACTTTTGTCTTGACAATCCGAAGGGTACATTTGTATTAGGGTTCGGAGGACATGTAGCCACAGTTGTTGATGGTGACCTTTACGATTCGTGGGACAGCAGTAATGAGATTCCGATTTATGTATGGTACAGGAGGGATGACAAATGAACTATTACAATCCGTATGCAAATGCGTACGCAGGAGCAAATAACAATCAAATGATATGGGTGCAGGGTGAAGCAGGAGCAAAGTCGTATCTTGTAGCACCAAACACATCAATAGCCTTGTGGGATAGTGAAGCATCTGTAATTTATATCAAGTCAGCAGATGCCAGTGGGATGCCGAGTATGAAGGTCCTTGATTACACTGTCCGAGATATGAGTAAACCCACACAGGATATTCCGCTAAAGACAGAGAGTGTGGACTATGTAACCCACAAGGAACTGTCGGCGCTTGAGAATAGAATCAAAAAGCAAATAAGCAAGTTGTCAAAGGAGGCAGATTCCGATGATGAATAATCAATTTATGATGCAGTTGGAAAGATTGAAACAGACGTTTAATGGTGACCCAAACGAGAAGATACAGCAGATGTTAAACTCTGGACAGGTCACGCAGGCGCAATACAATGAGGCAGTTAAGCAGGCGCAACAACTACAGAAAATGTTTAGCAGATAAAGGTGGCGTACGAGCCTTTATATAACCGACTAATCAAAGATGATGAGTCGCTGACCTTATAAGTTAAAGGAGGAAAACACTATGGCACTAATGGATGAAAGCGGTAATAGCATGGTAATGCCTGTAGCACCGATGTGTAACACTGGCAATGGCAGTAATGCATTCGGTGGTGACTGGGCTTGGATAATCTTGCTTTTGTTACTCGCAGGAAACGGATGGGGTAATGGATTCGGTGGTGGAGCCGATGGACTTTATCCTTGGATGAATCAGTCAGATGTTACGACAAGAGGATTCCAAAACGCATCTGTCCAGAGCAGTCTTGGAGATATCCAGACACAGTTATGTAATGGCTTTGCAGGAGTAAACGCTACTGTAAACGGAGGCTTTGCAAATGCAGAAGTATCAGCCAATGCAAGACAGATGGCAAATATGAATCAGATGTTTGACTTGTCGACACAGTTTGCAAATTGTTGCTGTGAGAACAGACTTGGTACTGCAGACTTGAAGTACACAATCGCAACAGAGAATTGTGCTGACAGACAGGCACTCAATGAGGGCGTGCGTGATATAATCGCAAGCCAGACCGCAGGCACACAGAGAATCCTTGACCAGTTATGTGCTGACAAGATTGATGCAAAGAATGAAAAGATTGTGGAGTTGCAGAATCAGCTCAATATGGCTACTCTGAGAGAATCTCAGATAGCACAGAATGCCTTTATTCAGCAGGGCTTTTCCGATGAAGTAGACCAGTTGTACAACAGGCTTTCAAACTGCCCCGTTCCCAGCACTCCTGTTTATGGTAGAACCCCAATTTTTACCTGTAATCAGAACAGTTGCGGATGCGGATGCGGTAACTTTTAGGAGGTGGCAACATGGCAGAGTTTACGAATAACCCAGTACAGGTAGTACAGCCAAATCAGCAGGTGCTTTTGAATACCACAATCGGCTGTCCTAAAGGGTACATCATTCACAGAGAAGGCAGTGGAATTGTAACTTTGCGAGGGATTGTAAACAATCCGAGTTCTTGTTTTGCCAGATATCAAGTTACGTTTAACGGAAATATAGCAGTTCCGAGCGATGGTACTGCAGAACCTATCAGTATTGCGATTGCAATTGATGGGGAGCCAGTGCTTACAAGCAAGGCAATATTCATTCCTGCTGGAGTAGCAGATGCTACATCGAGCGACAATAATTATGGCAATGTGACAAGCACAGCAATTATCACAGTACCGAAGGGATGTTGCTTTAATGTGAGCGTGGAGAACACATCCGTTATTCCGACAACGCCTGCAGGAGCCAATGCACCTGCAATCAATGTGAAGAATGCAAACCTTGTAATATCAAGAATTGCGTAAGGAGGTAGAGCAATGCATAAGTTGACAGAATTGAAAGACATGCTTTGCGAGGAACTTGAGGAGTACGCATCGAAGGACTTGACCGCATCGTCACTTGATATGGTTGATAAGTTAGCACATGCTGTAAAGAACATTGACAAGATTATCAATGAAGGTGAGTACAGTGGCGACATGCCATATCACGAGAGGTCATACCGCAGGGATGCACGAGGCAGATATTCACGAGGCAAGGATGTAGCATCTGAGATTCGTGAGTTGATGGACGACACATCTGATGAGAGAGTACGCAAGGAGTTACGCAAAGTAGTACAGATGATTGAACAGAGGTAATGTTATGATTACGGAACAGGACTTGCAAGAGGCAATCGCAGAATGTCAAGGGGAGCGGAATCCAAACGCAAATACCTGCATTAAGTTGGCATCGTTTTACACGATACGCAACGAGATGTATGGCCCACAAAAAGTAAGGCAGTATTCTGGATATTCAAACGACACCGAGTTTATGCGTGTGATTGACAGAGTAGGGATTGACAGAGCAATGCCAGTGCTTGATGAGTTGATGGAAACGCTACAGATTTTGAATCCCAGATTATATGCCAGTGCTATTCGCAAGTTGAAAGATGTTTAATCAAGAGAGAGGCATACACATGTATGCCTCTTATTTTTGCGTAGATGCCCTAAAAATCGATTTTAATATAATAAAGGATAAAATATATATCCGATAAATTAAAATCGATTCTAGGGCAAATTAGAGGCCACAAAAATGTTCTTGATTTCCACATGTTGATGTGGTAGTATTAGTTGTGTAAGATGTTTTCATGTGTTTAACGTATCCTCCCAAAAATATGTTAAATGTGATGAGTGAGAGAGGACTATGCCGACCAGCCATGGCATAGTCCTTTTTCTATGTGTAGGATAATGTACATAAAACAGTCATTTTACAAACTTTTTCTATATAATTTTTCTCCTATAGGAACTTTTATAAAATGTATCTTTTATATACACTTATTTACATTTTTTTTATAAAGAAAAAATATAAATATTATAAAGAAATAAAAAAAATATAAAAAATGTATTGACTTTACATTTTAGATGTGTTATTGTTGGTACAACAAAAAAATACGAGGAGGTGAGCAAGATGGTAACCATGGAAACCTTGCCAGATGAACTTGTAAAATATCGTGCAAAGCATAATATTTCAATTAAGGAAATGGCAAAAAGATGCAAGGTGTCCAGTCAAACAATTTATTCAATCGAGAATAAACTGCAGACACCAAGTAGATTGACTTTTGCAAAATTGCAGATGATTTTGGAGGAAGAATGAAACATGTAAGCATTTCGCAATTGAAAACCTTTAAGGCCTGCAGACGTAAATGGTACTTTTCTTATAAAGAAAAGTTGCGACCTGTGAAAAAGTCTGAGGCGCTTGAAATGGGGAGTAATTATCACAAGAAAATCGAGCAGTTGTATGCTGATGGATTTGTGGATACTACTGAGAAAACTAAAGAAACTGCAATGGCAGTTGCGTATGCAAAGTACATTTATCCGCACATTAAATGCAATGCAACGGAAGAATGGAAACGCAAGCAGTTGGATGATATCATCCTTGAAGGAATTGTAGATGGCATCGCAGATGATGGATGCATCGTAGAACACAAGACTACATCAAGAGATGTGGGCGTAGAATATGAATACAATCTACTCTGGGATGAGCAGGTACTGATGTACATGTTCTTGACGGATACACGCAAGATACATTATACAGTATGCAGAAAGCCTACAATCCATCAGAAAAAGAACGAATCTGAAGAGGAGTTCTTTGACAGAATGGTTGCATGGTATGATGAGGATACAGAAACGAAGATAAGAACGTTTGATGTTATCCGAACAGATGATGAGGTCAATGCATTTGTTGAGGAGGCCTTGCAGACAATTAAAGAAATGGATGGGCCTTGCTATAGAAACACAATGCACTGCATGAGTTTCGGTAGTGATTGTCCATACAAAAGCATATGCCTGCAGTATGATAGCGAGCAGGAATATGTGGAATTTATAAAGGAGGAATGAAAACATGGAATTACACAGAATTAACAAGGGAGTAAATAGCAAGCCATATACAGCGTTGCTTTACTGTCCACCTGGAGTTGGCAAGTCAACAGCAATCGGATTGATTGCAGAAGCAAGCGAAGGAAACACGCTTGTACTTGATGTTGATAGGACTATCGAGAGAACGCTTGCAAAAGGTGAGGTTGTAAAGAATGCTGACAAGGTGCTTGTAACACAGGTTGATAATCGAGGACGTAACATGGAGTTCGGAATCGAAGGAACGTTCAAGAACTGGCAGGATACATTAAAGGAAATAACGCCAGAGTTTTTGAAAGAACATGATATCCGCACAGTTGCAGTTGATAACATCTCGGAACTTGAGAGATGCATCTTGTCAGACCTTGGTTCACAGGGTAAAAATAAAGGTGTCCCTGCGATGGCTGATTATCAGTATATGCAGTTTCAGTTGGTGAACAGCCTGCGATATATGAAGGGCTGGGGAGTGAATATCATCTGGACAGCATGGGAAGATTGCAGTACGTTCACGCATCCAGATGGCACTCAGTATTCAAGGCTTGTGCCGAAAGTATCTGCAAAGATTGTAGATAACATCTGTGGACTTTGCGATGTGGTCGGAAAGATTCTTGTTAACAAGGAAAACAAGCATGGCATCTTACTTGAGGCAACGCAGAACATTTACGCAAAGAATCAGATAGATGGAAGAAAGGCCTGTGAAGTACAGGATTTCATAAAGTTTAATAAGGAGGATACGAAAAATGGTAGTAGTGAGAGTGAAGCAGAATGATAACGAGGTCAAGTTCGAGTGGAATGACCAGTATGTCCAGATGGCCACAGAGTTTGCAAGCACATGTCTTGAGTGTGGCGATGATGGTACAGTTGTTGAAATTGAGAAAACTAAGGAGGACTAAAAAATGGGCGAGTGGAATTATAACAGAACAGAGGGCGAGTTTAAGCAGATACCAGAGGGAAGATATCGTGTGAGAGTCAAGAGCGCAGAAAAGGCAGTTAGCAAGTCTGGCAATGACATGCTTGTATTACAGTTTGAGGTGAGCGGATACGCTCAGATTCTTTATCATTACATTGTGTTCCTTGCTGACAGACCAGAGGTTACGAATAGAATGTTGACACAGTTCTTTGATTCCTTTAAGGATATCAAAGAAGGTGATTTCAATATGCAGAACTGGATAGGCAAGATAGGCGGTGCGCAGGTAAAGCATGACGATGAAGGTCGTGCTAAGATACATTACTTCCTCAGAGAAAAGCAGGTGGAGGAATTGCCTGCATGGAAGGAGTATGGCAAGATGCCAGAACCCAAGGACGGATTTGTTGAAGTGCCAGAAGGAGTAGGCGATGAGTTGCCATTCTTTTAGAATAGAAAAGACCTATCAAACGAGTAGGTGGTTTGCAGTTGCAGACCGCCTATTTTTATTATGTTTGAAAAAATATAAAAAAATATAAAAATGTATTGACATATAGTTCTGTATGTATTATTATAAGTACATAAGATAAATAAATAACCCATTACGGAGGTAAATGAAATGGCAGAGAGAATTAAAGAAATCGTAGAGCAGAGTGCATGTGAAGAAGAAATCATCGTAACTGTTATTGAGAAGTTCGATGATGCAGGCGTTAACTACTTATTTGAAAATGGAATCATAGATTAGGAGGTGCGTTATGATGGAATTTTTTAAGACTTGCAAAACTGCGGAAGATGTAAAGGCAACCTTTAAGGATTTAGCAAAAAGATTACATCCAGATTGTGGCGGAGATGCAGAGCAATTCAAGACTATGATGGCTGAGTATAAGGTGGCATTTGATAGACTTAAAAATGTGCATGTAAATTCACAGGGCGAGCAGTACGAGAGAGAAACATCCGAAACTGCAGAGCAGTTTGCTGATATCATAAATAAGGTTATCATGTTTGAGGATGTGACAATCGAAATAATTGGTTCATGGGTTTGGTTATCTGGGAATACTTTTCCTCATAAGGATGTTATAAAAGAGGCTGGATTCTTTTATAGCAAGTCCAAAAAGGCTTGGTATTATAACGGAGATAATCATAAGACACGCAGACGTGGTAGATATTCAATGAAGGCCCTTCGTGAAAAATGGGGCAGTGAAGTTGTGGAAAATAAACCGCAGGAAAAATTAGCGTAAGGAGGTGAGTTAGTATGATACGATATGAGAATGACTGTGTAGGCTGTCCGCAGGGGTGTATAGATTGTGGCAGGAGGAGCGTGCCATATTATTATTGCGATATGTGTGATGATGCGCTGGATACTGACGACATGTATGAAGATGAGGAGTACGAGGATTTGTGTCCAGATTGTCTGAGAAAGATACACGCAAAAAAGTGGACAGCAAACATGTGGGATGCAGGCTCTCCAGAATGGAGAGTTGAGGAAACTGAGGATGAATACGAACATTATATCTGCGAACAGTGTGGTGACGCACTGGATGCAGATGGGGTGTATGAGTCAGATGAATACGAATGCTTGTGTGGTCTTTGCCTTGAAAAAGAATACGAGAAAAAATGGTGATAAAAAAATATAAAAATTTTTATAAAATGTATTGACATATAAAAGGTCATGTGCTATTATAAGTACATAAGATAAAAAACCCATTAAGGAGGATAAAATCATGATAGTAAAAATGAAAGAAATCAACGCAAAGTTCACAGAAGTTGTAAGCAAGTATCTTGCTGAGGGTATGACAATCAATGTCAATACTATGAATGGTTCGCAGGGAGAAATTGCAAAGGTTCATCTTACTGATGGCAAGAGCATTTATGTAGTAGAGATTGCGACTGATTATAATAGGGATGATAAGTGGCATTCTTTTGATACTCTTGCATTAAGGGTTGAAAAATTTGATGTGAAGCTTGAGAATGCTCACAGAGCGTACACTACTCTCTGGAGAGGCAATGGCGAGGAGATTGAAAAAATCGAGTATTTCAAAATCGAGGAAGGTGTCTATACTGACAGCCTTGCAGAGATACGTGAAATAGGTGAAAAGCAACTCAAGAGATGGCAGTCGAAAGACCCTATGAGAAATAGAGATACCATGGAAATCTATATAAGACCTGCGCACATGGAAACAATCGTTGAGATGTGTAGACGTCATAGAGGATATTCCAGAATCGCTAAAAAGAACATTGAGAAGATTGTGAAAATCACAAACGGATTCGGAAATGTATCATATAAAGTAGTATTCTTGAATGA